CGACCGACATATCCTTCACGACCGCCTTGCCCACCGTCTTGGTCGTGGCCCAGATGGCCGGCTTGAGCAGGAGCTTCTCGGCCGCCTCCGTGGCGACCTTCCAGCCCAGCGCCTTCACCAGTCGCCCGCCGAGATGTCCCGGCAGGGCGCTGTCGAGCGCCGCGATCGCGCTCCCGCCCAGGAACACCGACAGCGGGGCCACCGCCTTCTCGTCCTTCTGCTTCACGCCGGCCTGCGCCTCGCCGATGCCCATCACCTCGGAGGGGATGAACGCCCCGATCACCGCGCCAATGCTCGCGCCCACGACCGTGCCCACCCCGGGGACCACCGAGCCCACCGCGCCGCCGGCATAGGCCCCGGCGGTCGCCCCGGCTATCGAGGGAGCCATCACCGGGAGCTGCGTGCCCAGGGTCTGCCCCAGGTAGAGCGCGAAGTCCCCGGCCGTCTTGACGTCGCCCTCGGTGATCGCCAGGCCTTTGCCGGCCGCCTCGAACTCGGCCGCGTTGGTGATGCGCCCCATGCGCCCCTTGGCGGCCAGGTCCCGGTCCCCGGTCGCCTCCCCCAGCCACTCGGTCGCCGAGTAGACACTGCCCTGCACCTGGTCGATCCCGCGCAGGACCGAGCCCCAGAGGGTGAGCTGCTTCTCCACCCGCGCCAGGCTCTCGAGGTCGTTCTGGCCCACGGCCGCATGCACCGGGTTCTGGCCCAGCCAGTTGGTGAGCTTCGGGCTCTCGCGCACGAGCTTGGAGAAGTCGGTGTCGCGGACCTTCGACTCCCGCTCCATCTGGTCGTAGTTGCGCTCGATGACGTCAGGCGGCAACCCGGTGGACTCGCTGAGCTGCTGCACCCGGATGGCGCGCTCGGGCGTGGTCTTGGTCGCCTCGCGCATGACCGACCGGGCCTGCACCTGGCTGGCGTTGTCCAGCTCCTCGAGCGTGTCGAGGTAGGGGTTGCGCGGGACCGTGGTCTGCGTCCCGGCCGGCTGGGTCTCCAGCTCCTCGAGCGTCTGCAGGTAGGGGTTCTGAGGCATTTACTTCAGGTTCCCCGCCTTGCGCTGGTTGGCGATGTAGAGATTGAGGATCGCCGCGTCAGTGATCGGCTTGCCCTTGGACTTCAGCGCCGCCTCGACCTGGGCCCGCTCGGTCGATGGGATGTCCGCGACCGTGATGTCAATCGCCCGCTTGGTCACATCCGAGAAGGGCTCGCCGCCGGGGAAGAAGTTGAACCAGCCGCCCTTCTGCACCGTGATGGATTTCAGCAGGTCGTCGGCGATGATCTGCACGTCCGCGTTCTGGGCCTTCTTGCCCGTCTGCCGCTGCAGGGTCTCCACCCGGTCCTCGACCATCCGGCGCAGGGTGGCCACCTTCTCGGGGTTCTCCTTCTCGACGATGCCGGCCAGCGCCAGGGTGTCGTCGAGGATCTGCTGGTTGGTGCGGAAGCCATCGAGCGCCGCCTCGACGGCCTTGTCCTGGCCGTTCTTCATGCTCAGCTTCAGCATCGTCAGTTGCTGGAAGTCGCTGTCGGAGAGCTTGTGCCGGTAGTCGAGCAGGGGCTGGTCGATGAAGGACTGGCGATCGTTCATCGCCTGGTCGATCAGGGCATACCAGGTGCGCTGGTCGGTCTTGGTCGCCACGCCTTCGGCCAGGTTCTTCGCGTAGCCCCGCATCGCTGACCGCTGGGGCCCGGACAGCGAGGTCCAGAGCGCCGGGGGGATGCTCTTGATGCTGTGCGTGCGGTCGATGATGTTGTAGGCCGTCAGGCTGTTGGCTTCTTCCTGCTCGTTCTGCGCCTGTCGCCGGATGATCCCCTCGTGCTCCACGCGCGTCATGACGTCGTCGCGGACCTTCGGGTCCTCGATCTTCTTCGCCGCCTCGCGCCATTCGGTCATACCCCCACCGCTGGCGATGATGCGGTCGGCCTCCTTCTGCCCCTCGCCGCGCGTGCTGCCCTCTTCCACGGCGGCCGTCAGGCGCGGCAGGGCGTCCCCGTCGATCTGGTTCTTCGCTTTGGCTTCCTCGAACCAGGCCTTGGCCTTCCGGTCCTGGCCTTCGGCGAGCAGCGTCGTGATCGCACCCACATGCACGGCCGAGCGCGCGGCGGCCTTCTTCGCCTCGACCATTTCCCCGTCCCAGCCGAAGCGCGGGGCGTTCCGGTCGATCTGCTTGAACAGCTCCGCAACCTTGTCGGCCGCCTCCAGCGGGTTGTGGGCACTCTGGATGGCCGCGCTGATCTGGTTCTTCTCGTAAGCGGCGTACTCGGTCTTATTGACTTGGTCGATCTCGTTCGAGACATGCCGGCGCAGGGCGACGTTGATGTTGAGGGCCGTCCGCTCCCGGGCCGCAAAGAACCGCGCCTTCTGTTTGGCCGTGGTCATCGTGCTGCCGACCTCGGCCGCGCGCTTCTCGAACTCCGCGCCAACCTGCTCGATCAGCGGCATCGCTGCCTTGCCGTGGACGTTGAGCGCCCCGGTGTCGGGGTCGTACATCAGATCGGCCTCGATGCGGGACAGGGCGTTGCTGCTCTCGAGGTCCTTGATGTCGTCGGCCTGCTCGAGCGCCTGCCGGTAGAGGCCCAGGCCGAGCCCGCCCAGGTCCCGGCCCACGCCCGCGATCGCCTGGCCCTGCGTCCCTTTCGCACGGGCGAGGCCCACGCCGGCTGATAGCTCGGTCTCGGCAGCGGTCGCCCGCACGTTAGGCAACGGGTCGGTCAGGACACGCCGCTGTGGTCGCACGACAGGCATCAGCGCCTCCCACTACTGGCCACGCGGGCCACGTCGCGGCGGATGTAGCTGGTGTCGTTGTACCCACCACTGTCCCCGAAGCCGTACTTGGCCGCCAGCAGGGAGCCCGCCCCGGTGGCGATCGAGCCGGCGGCCCCGATGTAGTGGGCCGTCGCTTCCGCGCGCCCGGCCGCTGCCGCCATCACCCCGCCCTTGCGCGCAATCTGGGCTCGTTTCAAGAGGTCCACCTTCTGCACCTCGAAGCCCCAAGCCTCCCGGGTGGCGTTGGTGCGAATCGTCAGGGCATCAACCTCGCCGATGTAGGCGGCATCGGCCGTGACATCGACCGCCGAGCCCGTCCCCACGTCCACGTTGCCGGCGGCAAACCCCGCCCGCTGCCGGCCGATGACCTGCTGGATCTGCTGGCGGTAGACGCCCTCCTGCTCGACGCCCCGGTTGACCGCGTCCTTGGCCTGCAGCTTCGCGACGTCGGCGTTGTATTCGGCGAGCTGGGCCTCGCTCTCCATCACCTCCTGCTGGGCCTTGCCGGCCGCCTTGGCCGCTTTGCCCTGCTTGACCTGGCCGATGGCATTCATGCCGATGCCGGCCACCCCCAGCCCGATCGCGAGCGCCGTGAAGAAGGGCATCGCTCTAGCCTCCGATATCCAACAGCGGCAGGATACCCAGCACCGTGAGAGGCAAGGGCTCGTTCTGCCGAATGACCACCCGGCCGTGGTCGGTCCAGGTGGCGGTGATGTTCATCTGGTAGGCGTCGTCCACCAGCGCGCTGCTCTTCTGCCAGGTCTCGGGGAAAAAGTCGAAGAGGTGCTCGAGGTCCGGGCCCGCCTGGAATTGCTGCGAACTTTTCTCGACGATCAGCGTGACCCCCTGCACCCGCTTGCGCCGGTCGCGGATGCTCCCGCCCTCGATGTCGATGTCCAGGGTCTGCAGCTCGGCGTGCGCAATGCGCAGCCCCGCCACAATCCGACTGAACGGCGCGGGCAAGGTCAGCCCGCCCGCCGACACCGTGAAGCTCGAGGCCTGGGGGCTCGCCGGGTCCCCGTTGAACACCACGCGCCCGTCCGCGAAGACGCCCACCACCTGGCCCTCGAGATGGTCGAGGCCGCTCACCGTCGAGGTGGCCGGCCCGTTGTAGGCCAGCGCCGAGTCGAGGAACCAGGCGTCCTGCATGTCCACGATGTCCCGGCTGGCGAACCGCTCGATGTACCGCTGGCCGCCCCGTTCCACCAACACGTACACCGTGTCCTGGTCGTGCTCAGGGATGCTCGCGACCTCGAGGAAGGTCCCGGCCGTGTCGTGCCGGTGCCAGCCCCAGACATCATCGTCGGGCACATACGTCAGGCCCAGGAGCGTGCCGTCGCTCCTGACCGCCCAGACGATCGAGTGCGGGTTCTGCTGGTAGGCCAGCTCGTCGATCGTGTGCGCCGTGAAGAGGTGATTGGCCAGCAGCGTCAGGTCCCGGCCCTGTGCCCCTTGGCCGGCGTTGAGCACCAGGTCGCGCACGATGCGCCCGCGCGCCTGCACGTAGATGATCGTCTGGCCAATCACGACCGGCACCGCCTCGGACGCGCCCCAATAGGCCACCTGGCTCGCCTGGATGCCCGTGGGGATGAGCGGGCCCCCGTCCCCATAGACCACCCACTCCCCGGCTCCGGTGAGCACCACGAGCTGCTCCAGGCCCACCAGGTGCCTCACCGGATGCCGCTGCCGGCCGGCCAGGTGGAAGCTCACGGCGTCGTCGTCCTGCAGGGGCGAGCTGATCCCGAAGTTGCCCGGGAAGCCGATGCGGCTGCCCCAGACGCCCTCGGGGTCGATCTCGGTGTTGGCGAAGAACCGGCGCTGCTGGTAGTAGGTGGCCACCGCCGGGTAGTCGCTCGGGGCGTCGAAGATGCGCACGACGATCGGCGGGCTCTGCGAAAAGTCGGGCGGGAAGCCGATATCGTGGAAGTGGAACGCGCCCACCCCGTCCCAGACCGCCGTCGCCAGGAACCCGTAGATGCCGTTGCGGAACGGGTCCAGGTAGACGTAGTACTCAGCCGCGTTGAGCTTCACCGCGTCCTGGATGCCGTCGAAGATCAGCGTGAAGGGCTGCGCCTTGGTCGGCGGATCGTTGCGATACACGATCCACGGCGGGCTGCTGGGCTCGCTCTCCTCGTAGGTCTCGCGGTCGGCGGCCGTCACCACGTAGCGATACTCGAGGGACCCGCCAGGGCCCTCGCTCTCGGTCCCGATGATGCCGGTCGGTGGGGGCAGCGCCGGCTTGGTCTCGACCAGGCGGATCAACCAGTCGGCCGTGTCGAAGTGGACCAGCTCGTGCGGTGGGTGGTTCTGATGCGTGAGGGTGATGACCGCTCCGCTTTGCTCCATGCGCGGCCGGTCGGCCCCGAAGGGATGGGCAATCTCGTAAGGGCTCCCGCCGTCCATGACCGGGCCGCCGTTGTTGTAGAACCGGAAGTAGCCGTCCCCGCATTCGATCAGGCAGCTCGCCCCGGGCACCTCGGACACGTAGGTGCCGAAGGTCACCACCTGGTTGCCCTTGGTCGGCCCTACGAACTGCGTGCCCGGGCGATTGCTCACCCCGCCGTTGCGCTTGACGAGGAAGTTGCGGCAGACCTTCAGCGCCTGGTGATACTTCGCCAGGTCCGCACGGGCCGCCAGCGCGGGCGATAGCTCCCCGCCGGAGAAGGCACGCTGGACAATCGTCTGCGGCATTTACTGACGCCCCTTGATCCAGTCCACGTCACCCGGCTGGTGCTGCTGGCCCTCGCCTTCCGTCCTGGCCGCAGCGGTGTCGAGCGTGTGCAGATACATCGTCCAGCACTTCTCGTGCAGCTTACTGTCGCGCGCCAGGCTCGGCGCGAGCTTGCTCGCCAGCCGCCAGCTCAGGGCGTCCTCGAAGAGCGCATCGGCGAACTTGGCCGCGCACTCGACGAAGGCCGTGTACTCGAGCACCGCGTCGGGCTGGTTGGTGAAGATGTAGAGCGTGGCGTCGTCCGGGTCCACGTCCCAGCGCCGGCCGACCCGGAAGGGGATCGGGTGGTAGCTGTCGGTGCGCCCGGTCGCCGGCACGATGCGCCGGGCGAAGAGGCAATCCTCCGGGTAGCGATAGGCGAACTGCCAATCGGCCCCGGCCGCAGACGGCAGCGTACCCTGGACGTGCCCGCCGACCATCTGCCCGCCTTTCAGGATCGCCATCGGGTCGGTCAGCAGCACCGCCTGGAGGCTGTCGGCGTACTTGGTCGCGAAGGCCCAGGGATGCTGCCGCAGGGTCTCCTTCAGGACCTTGTCGAAGTGGTGGACCGCCGTGATCGCCTCACGGCTCTGCTCGGTGAGGGTCTCCACCGAGCGACTCACGCCCACCTTGAAGAGGGCATCGTTGATGACCGAGAGCTTGGTAGCCACACAGCACTCACATTCATGCGGAGGCGGCTCGACCGGAGGCGGCTCCGCTGGGTTGTTGTCGTACATCACCATCTGCACCACGCCGCCCGTGTGCCCGTAGGCCTGCGCGGTGAGGGTCTCCTCGCCGGTCGTCAGCGAGAACTTGAAGAGGCGCGTCGTGGTCAGATCGATCGTCCAGAAACTCTGGCCATCAGCGGTCAGCACCACATCCACCAGGCGCTGGCTCTCCTCGCGCACGCTCGGCGTGAAGCTGCGCGTGACCACGCCCGCGCTCGAGAGCTGGTCCACCCGGCTCCCGTTGCAGACCAAGACCTCGCCGCCAGGCAGCAGCGCCAACCCGCGCAGGCTGGGGGCCATGACCGACAGGTCTAGGGGCACGGTCGCGAAGTCGGGGAGCTGGGTCTGGGTGGCCAGGTTCCACCGCTTGATGGTCTGCCCGCCCACCGCGATGTACAAGCTGCCGCTGGTGTAATAGGCCACCCCGCTGGGCTCGTCCACCGCGATCGCCCAGGGCGCGGTGACCTCGACCGCCGGGAGCTGCGGCACCACCACCGGGAACGGGGCCGCCGGCTGCCCATCCCCGTGCGTGGCATCGACCACCCGGAAGCCGTCGAGCGTCGGGTCATCGGAGATCGTATTCATCGACGCCGGGAGCCCACCATCAGGCCCGGCCACATACAGGTACCCGTTGCCGAAGCCGGCGGTGACCACCTGCCCGGCGCGCGTGACGTGAATCTGCGCCACGTTGTCGAGATTGCCGAGCGCGTCCCCGATGTAGGTGACCTCGGGCGTGTGGTGGTTCAGGGTCGGCAGGTCGAGCACCTCGAGCAGCCCGAAGCTGTGCAGGCCCACGACGAGGCGCTCGCCCGCATGAATGAGGGGGTTTCCGGCCTCGTCCTCGTTCTGGTCCTGGATCGGCCGCTTGGTGTAGTCGATGCCGATGCCGGTGGGGGCATAGCCAGAGAGGTCCGCGCTCGCCGCCACGACGCGGCCGTTGCGCACCTGGAGCAGCATGCCGCTGGCGATGTAGAGGTCGTCTTTGGCCGGCAACGGGATGTAATCGCCCGCAATCACCAGCGGGCCCCCGCTGTCCTGGGCGCAGAGGCCTCCGGTCCCGGTCCAGGTCTTGATGTGGTACGTCGTACCGGCGCGGGCCATGAACCGGGTGTGGGTGTGACTGCGCTGCGGCCGGAACTGGCTCGACTCCGTCAGGCCGATATCGCCCTCGACGGCATCGTGGACCAGAAAGTAGACCAGGTAGGTCGAGGCGTAGGCGTGAAACATCACCTCGCCATCCAACGGCGCGGTCCAGTCGAACCAGATCGCGCGGTCGGCCTCTGGAGCCTGACTGGTGTCGATCAGGGGGCTCTCGTAGGGCAACGTCGAGGGAATCAGGATCGGGTCGGCCTGGGTCCCGTGGATGGGCGCGGGCGGCGGCGGCAGGAAGCTCAGCACCGACGAGAACTGGAGCCACGGGGCCATATTGGCATCGCTGTCGCCGGCCACCGCATCAGGCTTCGCCGTATAGAGGTGCGTGGTCTGGCTGAAGCTGTTGGTGCCGTTCCCGTTCAGGTGGATGTGCGTGTGGTCGGTCGGCGGATAGGTCGGGACCGGTGTCGGGCTCGACACAATCCGCGCGCCAAACTCGATCACCAGCACGTCGCCCGCTTGCGCCGTGGCTGGCGTCAACGTCGCACTCACCGTGCGCCAGCTCCCGAAGCCCGAGCCCGGCATCGTGCCCGGCTCGACATAGTTGTCGAGCAGCACCGCGCGCGGCGTCAGCGTCTGCCCCTGCGCGAGGTAGATGTGCAGCTTGCGCTTGCAGGCGGCCGTGCCTGCGACCCCCGTCCAGTAGGAGTAGTCCAGCGCGCACCAGTCGAGCGTGCCGGCGATGGTCTGCGCCGCCAGCGGTGCCGTGGTCCAGCGGGCGGCGAAGAGGTCGTAGTTGCCCTGCTGATTGGTCGCCCAGCGGAAGGCGGCATGCACACCGGCATTCACGCGGGTGACGGGGTTGAGCTTCTCTGGCGACAACCGCCACGTCCAGGCGTACGGGTTGTCCAGCTCGCTATAGACGCCGGCCTGGCTCCAGCTCCCCTTCGGCACCCCGACCATCCTGACGTTGGGGATGATCGTCGAGGGGTAGAGGCGCGTCGGCGCAGGCCCCAGCGAGACCTCGAGGGCCACGGCTGACCCCGCCGCCGCCGAGCTGGCCGCAGCCGGCGTCTGGCTGATCACCAGGCTCGCGCCGATACTTGGATGGTGGACCTGCGTGACCGTCCCGATCGTGAAGCCGGCAGAGGTCAGCACCGTCGTGGCCCCCACCTGGCTCTGCCCCACCACATTCGGCACCGTCACCATCGCCGGCCCCAGGCTCACCACCAGCGCCACCGCTGACCCGAGTGTCTGCGTCGTCCCGCTCGCGGGGCTCTGGCTGATGACCAAGCCCACCGCCACGGTCGCGTGATTAGCGGTGGTCACCGTCCCCTTGACGAAGCCCGCGCCGGTCAGGGTGGTCGTCGCCGCCGCCTCGGTCTGCCCCACCACATTCGGCACCGTGCCGGTGGTCGGCGCGGCCGGATCGAACACCGCCGCCGCCACGACAATCTCGATAGAGCCGCCCGGGGTCCAGCTCCAGGTCGGGTTGATCGCGGAGGCCGGCGCGGCCAGGTTCACCGAGACCGAGCCCTGGACGTTGGTGCCTGCCCCGAAGGCCCGCGTGGTCGGGGTGCCCATGCCCGCCGGGCTGATGCTGTCGGTCGCCACCGTGGACACCGCGCAGAGGGCCGCCACGACCAGGCTGTCGGCCTGCGTGGGGGTCACCGAGCCGCAGGCCAGCGAGGTCCCGCTGGTGACCGTCGCGCCCGATTGCACCCGGAACGCACCCGCGCCAGAGAAGGCGTAGACCTGGAGGACGGGGTAGCCGAAGACGCTATTGACCGTGAAGGTGTGCCCGGTCCCCACGTTCGGGGTCAGGCAGTAAAAGAACTGGTGGTTGGCGATGCTGAGCTGCCGCCGCGTCAGCGGGAGCCAGGTGTTGCCCTTGCTGTCAGTCGGCGTGGGCGTGCCCGCCTGCTGATACCAATGCACGCTCATCAGCAGCAGCGACGCCCCGCTCGTGTTGATCGGAGCCGTGGTACCGCCTGCCGCGCCAGGGGTCGCGACGACCGAGCTGACCAGCGCGTAGGCCACTGAACTAGTCCTGGCCGCCGTCCAACGGAGACAGCGCGCTCGGGTCGATGTTCGGGTCCACCTCGGGCAGGTTGTCGGGGTCCTTCTCGGGGCTCAGCTCGTACTGGTCGCCCTCGATCGGCCGGCGCGGCACCAGGCCCGCCTTTTCGGCCGCGATCGTGCCCGTGGCTGCTGTCAGCGCCGCCTGGGCTCCGGTGATCTTGGTGCGCACGGCCGGGTCCGTCCACTCCATCCAAGTCCCGAAGTCCTTCTCGTGCCGCAGCACGAAGACGTCGCCCTCGCGGCGGCGCTTGTGGTTGTAGTAGCCCGCGCGCAGGGCCCGGACCTTGAGCACCGGCTGGATCGTCGCCCCGCGCGAGACCTGGGGCCGGGGGGCCGCCTCGGGCGGCAGGGCGCGGCGCACCGGGACCTGTGGCTTCTTGGGTGTCGTCATCGTTCAATCCTCGGGAAAAGGGCCCCAGGCAGTGGTGCTGACCGGGGCCCGAGAACGTGCTAGCCGACCGAGATGGCGTCCGCGTAGTGCTCGGGCGCAATCGAGGCCATGTTGAGCGGCTGGAGGAACAGCTCCATCGTGCCGTCCACCGTGCCGGTGACCGTGTAGGACGCGCCGATGTACCGGCCGCCTGAGGGGCCCTGGCTCAGGCCGATGACGAAGACGTTGCCCACCTTGATGTCGGCCAAGGCCAGGCTGATCGAGCCGATGACCTTGGGGTTGGTCAACAGATCCGCCGTGTCGGCCGCGATGATGTTGACCACCAAGCTGCCCGTGGTGGTGCCGAGTGCGCCGATGGCCAGGACGGCCGAGAGCGGCTCGCCCACCGTCACCCGGCGCTTGGGCGTGGGCCCACCCAGGTCCACGACGTTGGTGGCGTTGGCGGTCGCAGTGACCTGCTGATCCGCCGAGAGTCTGAGAAGTGCATCGAGAATCATGGTCAGCTCCTCCTTGCAGAAGCACAGAGATTGAGTGAATTACACACAGGCGCTGTGTCGAACCTAGATCACCTGCGCTTCGGTCTCCAGCAGCGCATCGCACACGCGAATCGGGATGCCCCGGAACGTGCCCTTGCGCCGGCCGTCCACGTTCTCGAACGTGATGCCGCCGCCCGCGCTGACTTTGTTGTACTGCTGAATGTCGAGGAACTCCGCGACCGTCCGGTTGCAGTAGAACGCCGAGCGTCCCATGCCCAAGAACGGGATGCGGTGGGTGGCCTTGGCCATCAGCTCGAGCAGCTTCGCCTCTGCGCCCGCGTTGGCGATGAGGTTGGGCACGTCGATGTTGGCGATGCGCACGACATAGCGCCAGTCCTTCAGCGCGATGCCCGCCTTCCACTGGAACCGCTCGACCAGGGCCACCATCTGCGCCCCGGCCACGCCGCCGGCCGCCTGCAGGACCTGCTCGCCCTTGTCCTCCTGAATCAGCCCCGCCTGGCTGCCCCTCGGGAAGATGCCGCTGATCGTGTCCTCGCCCCAGACGATCAGCCAGATGCTGGTCTGGTCCGAGCCGGTGCCCAGCGCGTTCAGGATGTTCTGCGCGTTGCCGGCTGAGAGCGAGCTGTAGCGCGGCGCGAGCCCGGTGAACTCCTCGGGGGCCACGCCCACGTTGCCGTAGAAGAGCGTCTGGGCCATCTCCTGGTTCATGGCCTCCAGGAACGCCTTAGCCTCTGAGAGGCGGAAGGCCCCGATGTCGCCGTTGAGCATCGCGAGGTCCTTGTCGACGCTGGACCAGGCCTCGAGCATGCCGGCCTGTTCGTCGATCTGCGCCGTGGTGCTCTTGCTCGGCAGGACGCCCTGGTTGAGCAAGCGCCACGCGACGGTCGGGAGCCCCGTACGGACGGTCGTGCGATGCCCGGTCGGGAGGTTGCCCTCGCGCCAGGTCATGTCGAGAAGAATTTCGTTGGTCTGCTGCAGCAGCTCCACGATCGCCGCGATCTTCCCCGTGGGGTCCAATCGCTTGGCGACGTCGAGCAGCGTCGGATTCTGCGTAGAGAGAACAGGCATGTGCGTACTCCTGCCGAGCGCCTACGTCTTGGGCCCGTAGAGGTGCTCGACGAGGGATTTATCCCCGCCTGCGCCTCCGGTGCCCCCTGGTGGGCGGTCCTCGGCCATCATCTGGTGAATGCGCAGGAACGCGCGCAGGACCTGCTTGTTATTCCCTGCGCCGCCCCGGTTGAGAAACGCGAGAAACTCCGGGCGGGCCGGATCGCCTTCGGGAAACAGGCGATCGATGACCGCTTTGGCCTTGACCTGCGTCATGGCGAGGTTGACCCCGCCGAGCTGCGGGTCGGCCTTGGTCTCAGCGAGGAACCGCTGCGCCTGGGCCTCGATGTTGGCGGCATGCTCGCTCAGAGCCTGCTGCGCCTCCTCGTTGGTCCAGTTGTTCGCGCGTGCCAGGGCCTCGATCTGCGGGATGTCGCTCATATCGACGCGACCGCCCTCCGGGAGAACCAACGCGTACTTCTCAGGAGCCCCCTGTGGTACGGGTGGTGCCGGTGGTGCTGCTGCTGCGGGTGGTGCGGGTGCGACCGGCGCGGCTGCAGCCGGGGCCGGTGTGGTCTCAGCAGCCGGCGGGGGTGGTGCCGCAGCCGGGGCTGGTGTCTCAGTAGCCATCGTGGTCTCCGTTACGAGTGCGGGGAATCTCCAGGGCTTCCGCTTCCGCGTTGTCGCGCTTCATGCGGGCCCACCATTCGCTTTCCATCTGCTGATACAGCTCGGGCTCGCTCAGTTGCAGCATCTGCATCAGCTCGAGCCCGAAGTCGCGCACGGCCACGCGCGCGTGCAGCTCGCTGCTGCCAATCCACAGCTTGTCGTAGACCCCAGAGGCCAGGATCAGATCGAACATCACGTAGCGCCCGGCCGGGGTCTGCATCAGCGCGCGATACTGCGCCCGCTTGAACTCCTGCCGGCGCTTGGTGATGCGCTCGCCCGCCCGCACGTCACGCGGGTTGCTCGCCGATCGCTGGATCGGGACCTGCTCCACCTACATCACCTCGGGCGGCTGGGTCTGTTGCGCCCCGCCGGCGTTCTGCAGCATGCGGCTGAGGGCCGTGTCGCCCTCCATTGAGGTCTCGCTCGCGCTCTTCGCAGCGGCGGCCGAGTCCTTCGCCGTCTGCGCGGCGGCCATCTGCTGCTGTTGCTGCGCCCGCGCATCGCGCTTCTCCTGCGCGTCCTCGGTGCTGTTGATGCAGCGCGGGTCCACGCCGAGCATCTCGCCATAGTTGTCAACAATCTGGTCGATGTTGATCTTGTCGAGAATGTCGGGCATCACCGGGGCCACCGCCAGCGCCGTGTTGATCAGGCGGTCCTGCCCCAGCACGCCCACCAGCTTCTGCGCCTGCGCGAGGATGCTCGTGTATTCCACCTTGAGATTGACGTTGGCCAGCTCCTCGGGCGGCTCGGGCAGCAGGCCGCTCTGATCCATCAGCGCATACACGCGATCGATCAGCGGGTCCAGCAGCTCGTCATTCGTGCGCTCGAGCACCGGGCCCAGGGCGAGCAGCTTCTCTTCATGCCGCTCTTCCACCTCGCGCGCGGTGGGGGGTGCGCCCGAGCTGCTCTGCTGGTCGCGCATCGCCAGCATCAGGAACAGGTCCTCGAAGTAGGCCCGCTGAATGCGGTACTGCACGTCGCGGATGTCCATCGTGAGATGGTCCAGGCGCAGGTTAATCTCGTGGACCGAGCGCAGCCCGCCGGAGGCCTCGCGGCTGTCCACGTAGGTGATGTCCCCCGGGAGCAGCGAGACCTTGGTGTTCTTCAAGCTCGAGGGGCCCTGGACTGGCGGGTCCACGAGCTTGCTGATGCCCTGGCCCTTGCGGCGCTGCATCATCTGGAGCTGTTTGATGTCCCCCAGCGCCGTCATCCCGGGGCAGTCGGTCCCATACGCATCCTCGGGCGCGGCCACCTCCCACCGTGGTGTCAGCAGCGGAAACGTACGGAAGCCGCTCTCGCGCAGGAAGACCTTCTGCACATTCGGGCTGTTCGCGCCCTTCTCGTAGTGACAGCTCGACCAGGGCAGGTACTTGCTCTCGAGCTTGCCCGGGTCCGCGTCCTCGTTCGGCATCACGATCCACACCAGGTCCACCGGGTCCTCGTAGTTGCCCCGGTCCCACTGGTCCTTGACGTGCGTCGAGATGACCGACCAGTCGATGCCCTTGCCGGGCCGCACCGCGAAGTCGGTGATCACCTGGCGCACGGTGAGCTGATACTCCCGCACGAAGGTGGTGGGCAGGCCCCGCTCGTCGATGCCCAGCGCATAGCTCCCGAGCGGGTAGGTGTAGCAGCGGAACAAGTCGCGCTCGTCCTCGAGGATGGCCACCGCTGCCGTCCCGAAGGTGCCCATGTCCCCGTAGACAATCGGCAGCGCGTTGTAGAGATTCGTCTGCACGAAGACCGCGAGCATGCGCTTGGTCACCTCGTGCAGCCAGTTCTTGATCGCCGGCACCTTGGCCATCTCCGGGTCTGGCGTGGAGAGCGTCATCCACGGCCGCGCCGGCGAGGTCAGCCCCGCATGCAGCCCGGAGGCGAGCGTGCGCGCGGCGAACCGGCCCGTGCTGTCGATGATGTAGCTGTTTTTCTTGTCGCCCTGGTTGTCGCTGGGCTGGAAGCGCACCCGGCGCGGGTTGATGTAGTCAGCCAGCTCCCGCCAGTGGCCATCGAAGCTGCTGCGCTTGGTCCAGAGCGCACTCTGGATGAGCTGGTAGCGTTCCCGCTTGCCCAGATACCGGGCCTCGGTCGCGACCGGAGCCTTGGGAGCCTCTGCCATCTAGTAGCCGCCTCCGGCTTTGAGCGTGGTCGTGGCCGCCTTGGTGTAACTGCGCCGGCCCGGCTTGGGGCCCAGCACCCCTTCCGCCGAGCTGAACTTCCGCCGCTGTTTCATCGCCGCCTGCAGGCCCCCGAGCTGGGCCTCTGAGGCGCTCCTGAGCGCATCCGGGGCCTCGGGCATGGTCAGGGCTGGCTCCCCCGCCGCTTTCGCCGCTGCGGCCTGCTGGGCCACCGCCGGCACGCTGTGCGTGGCCCCGTACTGCTGCGCATCCTTCGCCCCCTGCTGCCGCGCCGCCTCGCGCGCGTGCATCGCCTGGGCTTCCGGGCTCAGCGTCCCCGCCTGACTCGCCGGAGCCAGCCGGGCCGTGCCCGCCGCCGCCTTCTTGCGACCAAACAGGGCCGAGAAGAACATCTAGCTCTCCTGTGCGGTGAGGGCCTTGCACCACGCGGTCTCGACCTCGAGGTAGCCGCGCCGCGCGTAGAAGGCCGAGACCTGGTCCGCGCCCCTCGGCGCGACCACTTTGAACAGCGAGGCCCCGGCGAGCTGGCAGAACCGCTCGGCCTCAGCAAATAACCGGGGGCCCAGGATGCCGCCCCGGTGCTCGGGCTCCATCCACCAGGCCAGCTCCTCCCCCATCAGGACGCCCGTCATGGGATGGGGGAAGAGCGCCACCGCCAGCATCCCCACCACGACGCCCTCGACCTCGGCCAGGAACACCCGGCCGTTGTTCAGGCAGACGTGGACCAGCTCGGCCAGCGCCTCGGGGTCTGGCGTGGCCACGTCCGCGTAGACGCTCGAGCCCAGGAACCGTTCGGCCATCTGACATACGCGGGGCACATCCTGACGCGTGGCCGCACGAATCATCTAGGGCTTCGTACGGGCCGGTCGGGCCGGCGGCACGATCGCCTGCACCGAATTGGGATCGTTCGGGTCACTCAGCACGCCCTGCAACGGCGCGAAGGCCACCGTGTTGGGCAGATGCGGACGCCCCGGGCCATCCACGCGCCGGCTCTCGTCGTGCCCGGCGTCGTGCGCCAGGACCACCGGCTGCCGCGCCGGGTCGTTCTCGGTGCCCATCTTCGGCTGCGCACCCTCGAGGGGGATCGCATCGGCGATGGACTTGGGCGGATCGTTCGGCGTCGGCTGGTAGTTCGGCATGATCTCGCCGTAGTCGGGCTCTTCGGCGAACGGCGGCTCGGGCTTGCCTTCCCCGAGCGGCGGCTCGGTCGTGTCTGCACGCTGTGTAGGCTTCGGGGGCTGTGCGGTACGTGGGGCGGCCTGGCGAGGAACCGGTGCGCCCGGGTACGGCGGTCGAGGCGGCTGAGTCGGTGACATGTCTACCTCCAGTAGGTGTCAGAGAATTGACGCCACAGCCTGTGGGGCGTGCGGCGGCTGCGCTCAGGGTTATAGCACGTTCAGACAGGGGGGGAACTGGTAGAAGTGACAGGTAAACACCTGTCAAGGGACACCACCTGACTTTTCTGGCACTAGATATGTCCCTAAAGATCACTCCAGGTAGGGCTGGAGTGTACCCACACCATCGCCAGTTGGAACCAAGTGGCACTCTTAATCGTTTGAGGGGGTTTTGACACGAAAAGCGGGGCTAAACCCTGTGGAATGACACGATTTCGCGTGCAATGACAGGCACAGGCACAGGACAGGCAATCGCCCCCGAATCCCACCAGCTCGGGAGCCACACTGGCTGTAGGAGGAGGCCCGGGGACGACGGCCAGTTAATCCCCGGACCCACCTACTTGGGCTGGGTTACTTCTTGCGGCGCAGGCGGCTCGCGACACCCACCAGGCCCGTGCCCAGGAGCAGCATGCTCGCCGGCTCAGGCACGACGCCCGTGGGGTTCGGCGTGCAGGGTGGCACCGGGCAGAACGGCGTCGGCGTCGGCACCGTGCCCCGGCTGCCCATTGAGAACTCCTCGAAGCTGCCCTGGGCACTCGGGTCCAGGCCCATCAGCGCGTAGAGGTAGAAGTAGGCATCGCCATCCAGCACGCCGGTCGTCGGAATGTAGAAGTACAAGTCGGCCTTCCCGTTGCCGTTGCCGAAGAGGTCGTAGTCGAGGATGACCTTGTTGTCGCCGCCCGCGTCCAGGTCGTAGAAGGGCGTGTCCGGGCAGCCGTTGGCCTGCACCTCATCCGCCGTGCCCGTGCAGAGCTGCAGCGCGTCAAGGCTGATCTGGCTGGTCGGGGGCGGCTCGCCCAGGTCCAGGATGAACTCGAACCAGGTCTGCTGGTTGAACGTCACCACGTTAGTCATGCTCGCGACCAACACCTCGTGGGTCCAGGTCCCGCCCACCTCGTCGTTGAGGAAGTCCTGGCTGTCAGCCCCGGTATTGTGGCCATCCTCGGTCGGGCTGTTGTGGATGCGCAGGAAGGGCTCGAGCACCCCGGTCCCGGTGGGGGCCAGCTCGCTCGTGACCCAGATCGCGCCGCCGTAGAGCTGCGCGCAGCCCAGCGAACAATCAAGCGGCACAGCCTGGGCAGGACTGGGCAGCAGCAGTACACACACCGCCGCAACGAGGAGCAATACACGCTTCATAGGGAGCCTCCGACTAATTGAGAGTGAACCGGGGGAAGGGCCGAACGCTGCGGACAATACCACAGTAGACCTCTGGTCGTACAGCCCTCAGACCGGGTCGAAGTCGTGGATCGTGTTGCCCGGGTCGAGGCCGTAGGGGTCGCCGTCATGCACCGTGGTCACCCGGCCGCGTGCCGCCCGCACCTCGCGCGCCGGCTGGTCCGGCACCGCGAAGGTCAGGCTCAGCGCATCCGCCAGGTCAGGCGATCGCCCCAGCCGCTTCTTGATCTGTTCCTTCTCCTCGAGCACAAACTTGCCCGCGAGGAACGTGTAGGTGGGCGTCGTCAGCTCGGCCACCAGCTCGCGGATCGGCGGCATCGCCCCGCCGGCCTTCACCCACTTGGCCATCTCGAGCCAGCACTCCGCGCGCCGGTTCTTGTAGCGCAGGTTCAGGCCAGGGTCACTCACTACGACCGGGATCGCCGGGTAGCCGGCCGTGCTCAGGTTGTCGTAGACGCCGTGGCCCCAGTGGCCAGTGTCGTCGATGTAGGTGATGACCTCGTCGAAGGGTGTCCGCGTCCACTTCGTGATCGACATCGCCACGCGCGCCGCGATCGCCACCGTGTTCTGCTGCCGCATGATCACCGGCCGGAAGCTCGCCGCGCCCTGCCTGGGGAAGAGCACCGTCCGGTCATCGCCGAAGCGCGCCACGTCCACCCCGATGCGCTTCTGGCTCCAGTCGTAGCTCGGCTTCAGTAGATGCCGCTTCATGGCCGCCTCGACGTCCTCGATACCCAGCAGGCTGTTGATGCTGGCCGGCGGGAACTCGCCCAGGATGTAGCTCTTGACCCAGGGGTTCTCGCGGCCGTAGGTCGCAATCTGCTCGATCGCCCACTTCAGCGGCTCAGGGCCCACGCGCGCCGCATGCACCCAGGCCTTGGGGTCATCAGGGTCACCCGTGATGCGCACGACCTGCCAGAGGTGCCGCAGCGTGTTGGCCGCCGCGTAGAGCATGCCCTCGAGGCTGATGGGGTTGCCGGCCTGCAGGATCTTCCCGAATTTGCACGTCGCCAGCGCCTGCTCGGCCGCGCGCAGCACCGTGGTGGGAATCGCGCCGCTCTCGTCGATAAGTGCGAGCACATACGCCGCGTGCAGGCCGCTGAGCGTCTTGCCCTGCTCGTCCGCGTTCGCGCTCTTGGGCCAGGCGCGGGCGCTGAGGAACCAGTCCTCCTGGTGGTCGTTGGCGAAGATCCGATTGGCCGTCCACGTAAAGCCGCTGCGCAGAATCTCGCTGCGCCCCTGCCACTTCGCGAACTCGGCCCAGAGGTTGTCCTTGAGGTTTTCCTTGCTGATGCTGACCGCTGCGCCCTTGGGGTGCTCGCCCTCATCCCCCATGCAGAGCAGGAACCACCAGCCGCACCAGGCTTCGAGCGCCGTCTTGCCGGGGCCCGCGCAGGCCTGCAGGCTGATGCGCCGGTCCTCGATGCGCGGGGAGGCGAAGAGCAGCAGCGCCTCTTCCTGCCAGGCGTCGGGTTGCGCGTGCAGCTCGTCGGCCACGAACTGGAGAATGCCGCGTCCCTCGCGCCAGCGTTTGATGCGCCTACTGGCCGGGCTCACGCAGCAGCTCGCGCAGGATGAACAGGACCAGGATCATCCCGATGAGCCCCCACTCAGCGCGGGACAGCGACATCAATGCCGGCCAGGCGCAGCAGGTAGATCACCACGATCAGCAGCGCGACCAGGCGCACGATGATCTTGAACGGCGGCGACATCGGGATGTAGTTCTCGACCACATAGAGCAGCACGCCCACGACGATGAGCAGGATTAGTAGGCTAATCATTCGCAGCGCCTCCAATGACGAGATAACTCTCGGCCTCGAGGAACGCTTCTTCGTGCGTCATCGGTCCTGCGACCGTGCGCCAGCTCGCGTCCCCTCGGCCCCAGACATACACGAACCAGTGATCATCGCTCTCACCGATCGCCACGCGCAGGTTGGTCTCCTCGTGCCGGCCCATGACCTCGAAGCTGGTGTTGTCTTCCACTAGGCCTTCTCCCAGAAGCGCAGGGCGTCCATCACGCGGCGGTCGCCACACATCTCCCAGACCGCGAACTCGTCAGGCGTCAGCGTCTTGGGCTCGTGCGTGCCCACGCGAATCGCGCACCAGTAGACCAAGCGGCGGGGGAGATGCCAGGCGAGCCAGATCCAGAAGCGGTCCATCTACTCGTCCTTCCAGCTCTCGGCCAGAATCTGCTCGAGCGTGCGCGTGGAGTGGATCATCTTGATCGAGTGGCGGCCGTGGCACTTGTTCAGCTCGCGCGCCGCTGCCACGCGCGCGTAGATGTCGTGGTTCTGATTGCGCATGATGCCGCTGAGGATTTCGTCGCGCTCCTCGAAGCTGGCAATCGCCGGCCGCTGCACTTTCTCAATGCGCGCGTTGATGGCCCCTCGGATTCTAGGCTTCGCTAACATGCGGGTGGCCGTGACGCCGAGCACCTTGCGGTTCCCTGCGTAGCCGGCGAGCTGCACCGCCTGGGTCCCGTTGCCCTTGGCCGCGCCCAGGTAGGCCAGCACGAAGGCCTGCTCCTTGGGGGTGAGCTTGTGGCCGTTGCCGTTCCCGTTGGCCATCAGCGTCCGCGCTCCCGCATGTAGGTCCGGTGATCTTCCAGGGCGGCCTTGGCGGTCTGGGCCCGCAGCGCCGAGACCATGAAGCCGCAGGCGCAGCGCACCTGGCCCCGGAGGTGGACGCCGTTGATGACGATGGGCTCCACCCCCACCAGGCCATGTCCGGGGACCGTGAAGGGCAGCTCGGCTTCCAGGGTGCTGATGAGCTGATACTCCAGGACCGCATGCACGCGCCGTTCTTCCCGGGTGAGCTTCGCCTTCACGTCACTCCCTCTCGAACACACTGAAGCAGCGCATTTTATTGTTGAACCCTACCACCACCCCGACGCAGGCGACAAATCGGACACCCGTCCGGGGCGGCTGCGGGAGGACGTAGTGCAGCATGCCCACTCGCCCGCCGGGCTGGACGGCCTCCAGGCAGCTCTTGAGCAGCGCGTTGGGGCTGGGCAAGGAGGCGCGGTGGTTCGCATACTGGGCGGCGTCCAGGGCCGTGTACGGGGGGTCCGCGAGGATGGCGTCCCAGGGCTCGCCGCGCACATTCAGGGGCAGGGGCCCGGTGCAGTCGTGGAGATAGTCCGGGACGAGCGCCGGGTCCGCGTCGAGCGTCTTGTCGTAGGGGCCGAAGCCGCGTGGCTTGGCCGGATAGTCCTTCACCCGGCCGCCGCAGACGTGCAGGATCGGATCGTAGGGCGTCACCCCGAGCAGGGCCCGGGCGCGCTCCAGGAAGCCGTTGGGGTAGGCCCCGTAGTAGCGCACCTTGGGGCGGGCCAGGAGCCAAAGGTCGGTGATCGGGCGGTAGCTCACTTCTCCGGCTCCTGCGTGACTAGTTGGTAGATACGGGTTGCAATCGGCACCGCCTCTCTAGCCGTCAGCCCCGGAAACTGCCGTTGGAGATAGTCGGCTATCTGTCTAATGCGATCAGACTGGCCTGCCATCGCCAAATCAAGCTCCGTCGTCATGCCGAGCGAATCTCCTTCTCGGTGATCTTGATGCCGGGCGCTTGCTGGAAGCCCTCGCCCTCGCGCGTCAGCAGCCCGCTGCGCACGAGATCC